GTTTTTTTTGCTTCGACGCGGAAGCGGCGAACGAAAGGAGGTGATAGTTTGAAATTTGCAACGCTTTACGACGAAGGTATGAAACCTTCGCCAGGTATCGTTTTTACTGAGCCGTCTATGACGGATCAATCCCAGTTTCAGGAGTCTGATATCAACTATATCGTTAAAAAGTACGCTGACGGTCGTACTGGTATTACTACTCTTGATCTTGGAGCTGACTCAGGCGTCTTGCAGTATGGTGATACTTTGCTTCCTGGCGATTATGAAACTGCCCTTGATTTGATCAATGCGGTTAATGAAGAATTTTACGAATTGCCTTCTCAAATTCGTGCTGAATTTAATCACAATCCGAAAGAATTGATCAACGCTTTGGCAGATCCTCGTCAAAAACTTCGACTGCAATCGTTAGGTCTACTCCGAGAGAACACCAGTGAAACAGCGTCCGTTGAAAGTACTCGCTCCGAAAGCAGTAGTACCTCTCCAAAAAAACAAGATGAAACACAAACTAATGAAACTACTTAAAAGTATGAAAGAAAATCTATGGTGTCACGAAGTGTCTATTATCGCTTCTTGACGTAATAGACACGAGTGACACCTTTTTCAACTATTGCAAAACTTTCATAAAGCACAGCAATAGTTAGTGTACTTTACACTCAAAGAGGTGATATTTTGGCTCGAAATCGTATCCGAGTTAAGGCGCATAATTTCAGCAATGCTCCGCAGGTTTATCAGAAGCGTTCTCGCTTTGATAGATCTTTTGTCCGCAAAATGACGTTTGATGAAGGCAAGCTTGTGCCTTTCTTCGTTGATGAGGTGCTTCCTGGCGATACGATATCTCTTACCGTTCGAGATTTCTGCCGCTTGGCGACGCCTGTAGCTCCTTTTATGGATAACTTGTATCTTGACAAGTTCTTTTTCTTTGTTCCTAACCGCCTTGTTTGGGAACACTGGCAGAATTTCTGCTTCGAACAGGAGGATCCTGACGATTCTACGGATTACGTAGTTCCTACTTGCCAGCTCGCAGGTGGTACTGCTGGCGAAAATGGCATAGGTTCTGTATGGGACTATTTCGCCCTTCCTACAGGTCTTACCAATGCTCTGAATGTTAATGTCCTTCCGTTCCGTATGTATTATTTGATTTGGAACGAATGGTTCAGAGATGAAAATTTGCAGAAATCTGTAAAGATTGATAAATCAGATGCCAACGCTGTCTTTAAAGCTGATCGGATCAGTGATCAGCCCAGCTGGATCTTTTCTACTGGTACAACGTATGTCAACGGCTTTGCCTTGGCTCCCCGTGGTAAACGTTTTGACTATTTTACTTCGGCTTTACCTTTCCAGCAGAAAGGTCCAGGCGTGTCCATTGGCCTTGCTGGTACTGCTTCTATAGTTGATCCTTCCCCGCTTTCTGATTACTTCTTAACTTCTAACTCTAATCAGCTTGCTGCTATAGCTTCTTATGGCGGTGATGCTTCGTCTTCTGGAGGTCGTAGGGTTACTTCAGGATCTGATACTATTACTTTTAACCGTGGTTCAGGTTCTGATTGGTCATCTATCGGTGGTTTTGCTGGTAATACGTCTGGTAATGTTGATGTTCACGCTTATTCAGGTTCTAACCTGCTTACTAATAATTCTTATGTTGACCTTGATACGTCCAGTATCTTTACGATCAGCAGTCTGCGTACTGCTTTCCAAATGCAGAAGTTCTATGAACGTCTTGCCAGAGGCGGTAGCCGTTATACAGAGGTTTTAACCTCTTTCTTTGGCGTTGTATCCCCTGACAGCCGTTTACAGCGCCCTGAATACCTCGGCGGATCATCTAAGATGATAAACATTAACCCTGTTGCTCAGACGTCCTCTACAGGCGACGTAACGCCTCAGGGTAACCTTGCCGCTTATGGTGTGTCTGCATCTAAGTACCATGCTTTCACTAAGTCTTTTGTTGAGCATGGCTATATTATCGGCTTGCTTGAGGTTCGTGCTGACATTACTTACCAGCAAGGTATTAACAAGATGTGGCTTAGATCCACGGTTTATGATTGGTACTGGCCGACTTTTGCTCATTTGTCGGAACAGGCTATCTTGAATGCGGAGATCTACGCACAAGGTACGGATGAAGATAAAGGCGTATTCGGCTATCAGGAACGTTATGCAGAATATAGGTATCATCCTTCCGAGATCTGTGGTCATTTTAGATCTACTTATACTAAACCTTTGGATGTTTGGCATTTGTCCCAGAAGTTCGATTCTTTGCCTACTTTGTCCGATCAGTTCATACAGGATAATCCGCCTGTTGAGCGTGTTATTGCTACCAAAAATTATCCACATTTCTTAATTGATATTGGCTTTAAGTATCACACTACCCGTGCAATGCCTATGTATGGTATTCCCGGTCTTGTGGATCATTTCTGATGAGCTGGCTCGGAGATGTAGCTGGTTCTATAGCCGGCTCTGTTTTTGGATCTGCTGTGCAGAATCATTATAATTCTGCTAATGCAGCACAAGCTAATAAATGGAATGTGGAGAACTATAAACATCGTTATCAATGGGCAATGCAGGATATGGAGCAGGCAGGCCTTAACCCTATTCTTGCCGCTACAAACGGCATAGGAGGCTCTATAAGCGGTGCAAGTGCTGCCTCGGTAGGAATGTCTAATCCTGCTGATTCCTTCGCTTCTATGGGCCATTCTGCCGCTGCTAAGAGGCAGGCGCAGATAGCCGAGAACCTTTCTTATAGTCAGATTGGTAAAAATCAGGCTGAAGCTAATTTGTTGACCAATAAGAATAATGGTCAGGTGCTTGAGAATGGTATTCTTGCTAATGATCTTAATCTTAAGGAACAGCTCTATGCTAAGGAGCTTAAGTTCCGTGAGGATCGTATGAACGCTGAAATTGAGCTTCTTCGAAATCAAGGTTATATGTACGCTACAGGTGCTCTTTCTAATATTGCTGGAGCTATGCGTGCTAATTCTGCGGCCGCTTATGATCGTGAACAGACCCGTTTATCTAAACAGGAAGCTGACTTTTATGACGATTTGGGCGGATCTAATTCCGCACTTGGTCATGGACTTCGTGCGCTTTCGTTATTATTAAAGTGAGGTGTTATTATGTCCAGTAAAGTTACCATGATACTTACTTTTATTGTTTCCGTTGTATGTCCTTTTATTCAAGAATTAGTTGATTTCATTGACGCTTTGAAAGGTCGCAGTACTGAGGTTACTAAGGCTATTCGGCAGGCATCTTCTGACTTTCAAACCGAAATTGATGGAGCTATTAAGCCAGTTGCTAATAAAGTACCTGATAAAAAGAGTTCTTCTCGTTTTTTCGGTCCTTGGAGGGATTCTAAATGAGGCGTGGTAGAATCTCTCGGCGTAAATCTCGTAGGCTTTTTTCTCGTACGTCTAGATCTAGAAGGAGAAACCATATTCGGCGTGTAAGAGGTGGATATAGAGCTTGATTTTTTTCTGATACCGTGTTAATATAGTGTTGTCAGAATATTAGGCGGTGTCGTTATGGTTTGTTATAATCCTTTGATTGGTTTTAAAAAAGAAGGTATAGTTACACGTAATGGTAAGCTTAGGCTTAATATTCTTGGTTCTTTGGCAGATTATCAGCATCTGGAAGGTAAAAGCGGTTATGAAATATGCCCTTGTGGTTATTGTATAGGCTGTAGGCTTGAGAAGTCCCGTCAATGGGCTATCCGTTGTTTTCACGAGGCTCAAATGTCTAGTTCTGCCTATTTCATAACTTTCACTTTCGCAGATCCTTTTCTGCCGAAAGATTTGTCCGTATCAGTTGAATTTCATCAGAAATTTATGAAACGGTTACGAAAGGAGTTTGGTAATGATATTAGATTTATGATGTGTGGTGAGTATGGTGAACGTTTTGGCCGTCCCCATTATCATTATTGTTTGTTTAATATTGATTTGTCTGACAAAGTTTATGCTTTCAGTAGAAACGGCTTTAAGTATTATATGTCTTCTCGTCTTGCCAAAGTTTGGTACTATGGCAATCATTATTTTTCTGACGTTACTTTTGAGTCTGCTGCTTATGTCGCCCGTTATGTAACAAAAAAACAATATGGCGAATCATCTCTAATGCATTATAACGGTCGCCATCCCGAATTTGCGCTTATGAGCAGAAAGCCAGGTCTTGGTGCAGCATGGCTTGAAAAGTATGGTACGAACGTCTATGATAATGACCGTGTTGTTATTCGCAATCTTCCGATGAAGCCTCCCAAATATTACGATCGGATCTTCGGTGACAAGTACCCTGAATGGCTTGAATATGTTAAGTCAAATCGTATTAAGGCCGCTCTTGCTCTTGCTAAAGATAGTACTTTTCAAAGGTTATTCGTTCGTGAGCTTGTTAAGCGTGCCGCTATTACAAGACTTGTTAGACCTTTAGAAAGTGAGATTTAGTATGGATGGAAGAGAACGAGCTTATATTTGTCAGTGGTGTACTCTTAATTTATTGGCTGGCTTTAATCCTGTTTACTGTGGCAGTCGTTATTATTGCTATCAGGTTTTGGATAAAGCATCCCAGACTGTTGTTCGTATTGATGATGATTATTATGTCTTTGATCGTGCTTCTGGCAATGCAATTAGGCGCCAGCTAAATTGGTATCGTCAACATTTGAAAGGTGGTTTATTTTGAAACTTTATTCTGTCTATGATAAAGTAGCTCAAACTTTTTCTGCACCTCAGCAGGATATCAATGATGCTACTGCTATTCGCAATTTTACTAATGGTATTAATCGCCCTAATGATCGTGGTGAGCACAATATGTTATATAAGTATCCAGATGATTACGAGCTCTACTATTTAGGCGATATTAATGATTCTACTGGACATTTCAGTGTTCCCGATGATGGTGTTTATCCACGTTTCTTAATACGTGCGTCTGATTGTGTTGACAAAACATCAAATTCGAGCGATACTAAATAAGAGCAACAAAAACGGAGTTGATCTCGCGAGATCAACTTCGTTTTTTTTGCTTCGACGCGGAAGCGGCGAACGAAAGGAGGTGATAGTTTGAAATTTGCAACGCTTTACGACGAAGGTATGAAACCTTC